TCTCTTCCCAGGTCTTGATCGTCGTCGAGCGCAGTTCTGGGTAGGTGTTGCGGATAATCGCCCACCGCGTGCGACGCCACCCCTCGCCGTCCGGCTCCTGGAGCATCGACAGTCGCAGGATCTTCGCCACGCACCCGACTGACTTGCCGGACCCCAGCGGCCCCAGGATGCCCGTCACGAAAGCGTCATCAAACACGAAGTCGTTGACGGTCGGCGCCTGGGTCAGGTCTATGACTGGGCGGAATGGCGCTGTCAAGTCAGGCGTCCCCCGTCGCCCGCAGGTCCGCCAGCGCGCACAGCGGGCAGATATCGCGCCTGGCGGTGATTAACCACCCCTCGGCGCGCGCCTGCTCCGCCACATTGCGCTGCGTCGGGCCGGTGAACCTGGCCGTGCGCTCGACGTCGGCCGGGTGCATCGGGTGGTCGCAGGCGATATCGAGCACCTGCATCAGCCCCGTCGCCTGGGGCTCGCGCTCGGCGTGCTGGTCGCGCCACGCCCGGACGACACGCGCCTTCTCGTTGCGCCCCAGGTCATCCCACGGCAGGCCGCGCAGGATGCCGCTCGGCAGGTCGGGATGCGTGTCCTTGGCTACGATCATCGGGCCGCCGCCGATGGTGACCTTACGATCCTCGACCGTGTTGAGCCGGCCCGGCACCATGTGGCGGCCGATGGCGTCCCACCAGAGGGCGGCCCGACGCACCGCCTCATCCGCCGTCATGCCGGAAGACAGCGCCCCCGGCATCACAGCCACCGCAGAAGCTCGATGAGCGCCACCGTCGCCGTCGCCGTCGACACGGTCAGCAGGATCAACCGGACCTCACTCATGCCCATACCCTCCATGCAGCGTATATCGCCACCACGCCCAGCCACAACGCCACGTAGGGGTGACGCGACACCGCCGCGGTCATGCCCAGCGACACCGCCGCCACGCCGACAAGCGCCCAGGCCATGACGCCGACCGGCCACATCGTGCCGATGACGACCGACGCCGCCAGCAGCACCGTCCACCACTCAGCCCTTACTCGCATCGTTCCCCCCATCAGGCGTCACGAAGACGACGCCCGCAAATCCGGACCCCGGCGCCACGCTGTGCTCGGTGCGCTCCCGGTACTTGTCCGGAGCCAGCGCCTTGAGCCGGGCCAGCAGGAGCGTGTCGGAGAACTCCTTGACCGTCGCCACCTGGACGCCCCGGTAAAACACCGGCTTGTCGATGCCGTTCTTGCCGCGGCGGTCGGCCTCGGCCTCAAGGCTCTCGACGTGCGCGGCCAGCGCGTCATCGAACTGCTCGGCGAATTCCGGGTTGTCGCGCCGCCACTCGGTGACCGTCGTGCGCTTGTAGCCGGCAGCCGCGCACGCCTTGCCGATAAACCCATGCTCGGCTAGCTCGCGGAACAAGATTTCGTCCGCCTTAAGTGAACGCTTTGGCCTGTTTGCCATCACTCGTACCGCCCCGACACCGGGTTGAACTTCCCGGCCGGCCCCGTCTTCGCGCCCTGCAGCATGGCCCTGTCCTCCGAGTGGAAGTGCCAGTGTTCGCGGACCATCATGGCGACGGCTTCCTCGACACCGACCTGGCGTCCGCGCTTGACCGACTCCCACGCCGCGAACCTCTTGACCCAATCGGCGAAGCGCACCGGGATGGTAACCTCGTACGTCTCGTCGAGCTTAGGCGGGGTGTAGCCGGACATGCGCCGGTTGTACGCCTCGACCATCGCCGGGTCTGGCCCGTTGGCCTTGGCGTCCTGCGCGGCCATGCGCTCGTCGATGCCCTGCGGCGCCACCCCGAGCTTGCGCTGGGCCATGTGCAGGGCGTCCTCGTCGGACAGCCCGGCGGCCTTGTAGCCGGTGATCAGGTCGATGAGGGTGGCGGGCTTTTCCTCGGCCGGCGTCGTCGTTTCCGCGGCCTCTCTTTCGGCCCGCTTCCTGGCCCTGGCTTCGTTGGCTGCGATAAGTCCCTTGTTGATCATGTCTGGTCCTCTCGGTTAAGCCCGCCGTAGGAACGCGGGAATGTCCGGCATCTCGTCGTCTTCGGTCGGTATCTGCCCGCACTCGCGGATGGCGCGTTCGAGTTCGCGCTTCTCGATTTCCTCGTGCATCCGGGTTACGCGGGCGATTTCCTCGTCCTCTTTCCGGCGCTTCTCGGCTTCACGGGCGGCGCGTCGGGCTTCGGCGTCGGGGTCCGGTGGCGCCGGCGCGTTGGCCGCGGCTTCGGCGTCCTTGTTCGCCAGCCATGACGACGTCGAGGCGAACCAGTTTTTCTGACGTCCGGGGTTTTCCGACAGCCAGGCGTCTCGGCTTTCCAGCGCCGCTTCGAGGTTCAAAATGTTCCGGTAGGATGTCCTCCAACCCTCGAGGTCACCCTTCGTCAGCTTCACGATCTTCCGGGCGAATGCGTATTTCGATTTCCCCTCTCGCTCACCCTCATAAGGGGATATAGGGGATACTCCTTTTCCTTCTCCTTCTCCCTCTGCCGACGGTTTTCCGTACTGGTTCGGAACTGGTTCCGTACTGGTGGGGAACCCGTCTCCCATCGGTACGGAAGGCAACGGATGGTAAGCCTTTGGTTTCTTTGGAGACTGGTATTTACAGAAATTCCTGATAATACCGTATTCTTTTCCATCAACCGTGTAGCGGAATACCTGTCGGGTGGTGACAAGTTCGTCGAGCAGATTAACCATATCGCAGTTATCAGCCGGAAGGATGAGCATCTTCAGCTTGATCGGCTTCCACTCAAACACCCCATTATCATCGGCGAAGTTCCGAACTCCGATGGCCACAAGGCGGGCGAGTGGGGAACTGGTTACGAACTGGTCGTCCACCCATTGCTCAGGATGAACGGATCTGATTCGCGCCATTTTACTCGTACCTCCCCACGTCTCCAAACCGCGACAGGCGGCCATCGTAGTAAAGCGTCACGGTGTCGATCGGCCCCATGCGCTGCTTGGCGACGATGACCTCGGCGGCGGTCCTGGCGCGCGTGATATTGCGCTCCCATGCCTCGCGCTTCCTGATGGCCGCCTGATAGTCCCGGTCGCTTGGCCCCTCGTAATCCTCGACGTCGGGCTGGACCGGCTCGTCGCGCTCCAGGTAGTAGGCTTCCCGATAGACGAACATGACGACGTCGGCGTCCTGCTCAATCTCGCCGGAATCACGCAGGTCCTGCAGGGTCGGCCGCTTGTTCTCGCGCGCCTCGACGCCGCGGGAAAGCTGGTGCAGCAGGACGACCGGCACGCCGAGCTCGCGCGCCATCGCCTTGAGCGGCTTGAGGATCTCGCCGATCTGATGCACCCGGTTGGTGGTGCGCTTGTCGGGCGGCGCGATGTGCGTGAGCTGGTCGACGAAAACGGCGTCGAGCCCGCCCAGGCGCCGCTTGATGTGGCGGGCCTCGGCGCGGATCTCGGCCGGCGTCATGCCGGAGCGCCCGAGGATGGCCAGCGGCATCTTGCGCAGCCGGTTGTGCGCGTCGACGACGCGGCCGAACTCTGAGGCGTCGGCGTAGGTGCCGCGCCGCATGGTTTCCATCGGCACCGACGCCAGATCCGAGATGATCTTGATCTCGATTTCGGACTTCGATTGTTCCAGGGTGAAGAATGCGACCTTGGCCGGATCGTCGCCCGCCTTCGCCTTGCGCGCCATCGACGCCGCCAACGTGGTCTTGCCCATTGAGGGGCGTCCGGCCAGCAGGATCAACTGCCCGGCCTGGAAGCCGCACAGCAGGTTGTCGAGCGCCGTCAGCCCGCACGACACGCCCAGCAGCTTGCCGGGGTTCTTGTAGATCTCTTCGAGCCGTTCCAGGGTTCCGGGTTCTTCCGGCGCCTTGACCTCGGTAAGCGCCTCGACCCTGGCCTCGGCGTCGGTCCAGATGGCCATCGCGTCGCGGTCGAAATCCGGCGTGTACCCGGCGGCGACGATGTCCTGGCCGACCGCAATCATCTCGCGGCGCACCCACAGGTCGCGGATCAGGCGCGCATACTCGATGGCGTTGAGCCTGCCGACCGCCGCCGATGCGACGCCGACCAGATAGGGCACGCCGCCCGCCTCGACGATGACCGGCAGATTCTCGACCAGCGGCTTGACGGTCAGCGGATCGGCGACGCGGCCACGCTCGCGCAGAGCCAGGATGGCCTCGTAGATGCAGGCATGGGCGGCCAGCGCGAAGTGTTCGGGCTTAAGGAACGCCGCGCCGTCGAGCACCCGGTTGTCGGCCATGACGCCGCCCAGGAACGCCTGTTCGGCCTCCAGCGAATGCGGCGGCTCGCGGAACGTCTGGTCGAACGGGCTGGCGTCCCGGCTGATGGCGATGACCTCGTTCATGCGGCGCGCTCCAGCAGGGTTTCGACGCGCCGGCGCACGGCGGCCTTGATCGCCTCTACATCGGCCGGGCGGGCGAGGAAGGCGTCGGCGAACCGGCCGAACGCGGCGATCACGCCGTCCGCCGTTTCCTTCGACGGGGCCGCCGCGAACGCCTCGTTCGCAGCCACCGCCAGCCGCCACAGCGCCTCGGTGTCGGGCGGCACCACGGAGAGGGTCGGGCGTTTCATCTCCCCACCTCGTATCTCAACTGCTCCGTCCGCAGTTCCAGGCGCTTCCGGTCCCACCGCGTGCGCTGGCCGGGCCGGGTGCGGTGCATCTCGCTCGCCAGGTCGACGGCGCGATCAAAGCCCACATCAATGAGGTCCGGGGTGTGGCCGCGCTCCCCGGCGCGCGCTGCCGACACAGCGATGGCGGAAAGGACAACGCCTTGCTGGCTGACCGAGTTCATGGGTTTGCCTCCAGAATGGCGCGACCAATCATTTCGGGGATTTGCGGGACGACGGCGTTTCCAAGGGCTGCAATCTCGTCCAACCTGGGGGAAATCCCATCATCTGGACGTATGCGCGTAAAGTTGCATGGCGGCCTATGCCCATTACTGCCAGCACGTTGCAAGGCCCGAACACGCTTGAACCCTTGGTACACATCTTTATCTGGCTTACAGCGGAGAAGCACATTCGGACTGCGCACCCCTTTGTGGGGGTAGGCAACAATCCATACTCTTTCCCGCTGATGTGGGGCACCAATTGCGGAAGCCGGTATGTTTCTCCATTCCGCATCATACCTGAGTCCGGCCAAGTCCCCGAGAACTGCTCCCATCCCCCTAAAAAGGAGCGCTGCAACGTTCTCCACGATGACGTAACTAGGTCGTATTTCGCCAATAAGGCGGGTGATTTCAGACCACAACCCTGACCGTTCTCCGGCCAATCCGGCACCCTTGCCTGCAGATGAAATGTCCTGGCAGGGGAACCCGCCGCAGATGACGTCAACTCCAATTCCGTCTGCTGCCAGGCGCTCGGCTGTGAGGGTCCGCACGTCGTCATAACAAGGCACCTCCGGCCAATGTTTCGCCAGCACGCGCCGGCAGAAAGGATCGATCTCGCAGAAGGCGACGGTCTTGAACCCGCCCGTCCGTTCCAGGCCAAGGGAAAAGCCGCCGATACCCGAGAAGAGGTCGAGAACGCGGTACGTCATGCCGCCCTCCCGACAGCAAACATCTCGACATCAATTTCGAGGCGCGGACGGCGGTCGTAGAATTTGGCCGCCTCAAGGAGCGCGACTTGACTGTCGTCCCGAACGACGATGGTGTTGATCGCGTCGAGCGCCGCCTTGACGTAGTTGTCGACGTCCGGCCGTGTCGTTGGCACGATCAGGCCTTCTTCCGCCTGACGCTGCTTCTTGCCAGACCACGACGCGGGGATGGGCAGGTAGGCGGCGACGCGGACGGACACAGGGCCGCCCATCGGTTCGCGCCCGTCCATCGCCTGCCCGGCAGCGAGGCGCACCACGTCTTCGAACCGGCGCGTCTTCGCGGGCGTGAAGGCGACCGGGCGGCCGTTGTGCAGCCGCCCGATCTTTGGCCGCCCCTTGGCGACCGGAGCGCCGTCGACGACGATGCGAACGGCGCCGGTCATCATGCGGCCTCGCGGCCAGCGGCGGTGTGGTCGAACAGCGACCAGCCGTCGTCCTCGATCGGCAACTCCGGCTCGTCCTTGTCGGCGGTCGGCATTTCGCCGCCCATGTAGCGGTCGGTGTCGGCGACGACGAGCAGGACGGGATCGCCCTGGGCGTCGACCAGCGCGTGACGCAGCGGGTCGGTCTTGCTCATCGAGAGCACGCCCCGGATTCCGTCCTTGACGACGACCTTGTCGAGCACGGCCATGATAACCGGCCGACCGTCGGCGGCGATGATGCGCACCGCCCGGCTGACCATCGAGCGCACGGCATCGCGCGCCGACACGATGATGTCGGTCTGTTCGCCCTCGCTCATCTCGGCCCAGGTCTTGGGCAAATTCTTGATGCGGTCGGTCAGCCAGCCGGTGAGGTCGCCGCCGAGGGTTTCGGAAACGAGCTCCACCGTGTTTTCGGTGTCTTCGGATTCGATGGGCTTCATGTCTCTGGACCTTTCAGTGTGAGGAAATAACGCGGCCGTGCGCCCCTTGGCCTGTTCGTGAGATCCATGCTTCCGTTCCAGCGACGCGACAGGGACGCTTGGTATGCCGGGCAGGGCCGCGCTGCCCCCGGAAATGGTGGAACGGGTCCGACATTGTGGGCTTGGCCCGCCGCCTCGGAACCGGGCGACAAAGGGTTGGACGTTTCCGCGTCCACGACAGCCGCCGGCAAGCGGCTCTCGAAGAGGCGGGAAAAGGCGGCCGGGGCGCTACCCCCGGCCAAGTCTAGGGAGGCTTCACGTAGCGGAAACGAGCCGTTCGCGCCGAAGCGCCACACGGCTCGGGGAAGGGAAAAATGGCGGGACGGGCCGTGTGCCATGACTAGTCCGCCCCGCCAAGGTTGGCTGGCTGACGATCAGCCAGGGAGGAAAGCAGCCGCGCGCGAAGCGCGGGAGTGGTGGTTTCCGCCAGCAGTTCGCGGGCGCGCCTCTCTCGCGGAGTCCAGTCCGCAAGCGTCGTCTTTTCGACCTTGATGTCCGGCTGCCGGTACATGCGGATCGTCCGCGTGGTGCCGTCCGCCTCGACCACGAACCTGTATCCGCAGGTCTTGCACTCCCGGCGCTCGATCCACCCCTTTCGGGTGTCGTTGCTTGATCTTATCCGCGATGGCTTGTGGCACTTCGGGCAGTCCATTCGCTTTTCCTCGCGCTTCTCGTCGGATTAGCCCCGATGCGCAGTTGCCTTCACGCCGCAATCTCTGGCAGAAAATTCGGAGGCGTTCCGACGCCCTTCCGGTCCGCCAGCGCCTTGAGATAAGGACGCCACTTCCAGGCGATGCCATTGACCGCCCACTTGTACACGGCCTCGCGGTCGACAGCCTCGCCGCTCATCCTGGACAGCTCGGAGGCAACAGCGGTGCCACCGCCCAACGCCTCGATAAGTTCACGGTGTGTTTTCATGGGGAAGGATTATCCGAACAATCTTCGGAGAAGTCAAGCCGAAGATTCGTCCCATGACGCACCTATCGGAAAAGCGGGGCTTTTTTTGCGCGCAATCCAATTAAAATTTGATCCAAGTCCGAAAAATCTTCGTATCCACGCTTGACAATCCGAAAATCATTCGGATAAGATACGTCCATCAACAGCAGAGCCCCCGGGATCGGTACACCCCTCCGATCCAGACCGACCCCGGGGGACAGGAGACAGGAAGATGGACCGCGAAGCCGAAGCGAAAGAAGCGATGTACGACGGCAAGGACGCCCGTCGCGCCGGTCTCTCGATCCAGGCCAATCCGCACATCCCCGGCACCCGCGAATACAGCGCATGGGACGAGGGTTGGTCGCTGGAGGACAGCTTCATCCGCAAGGCGCAGAGGGAGGCCGCGTGATGACCGACCCCTTCGCCCGATGGGAAGCCGCGTTGCGCGAGAACGAGCGCACGATGGAAGCGATCAAGGAAGCCTGCGACAGCATCGAGGCCGCGCTGGCGGCGCAAGCCGAGGCCCTGCGGACGATCCGCGACAGGCTCATGCAGAAGGAAGCCGCATGATGACAGACCACACCATAGCGCCCTGGACCGAAAGCCCGGCTGAGGACGGCGTGATCGAGGCCATCGACGGCGAGGACCGCATCCCGATTTGCGTGGTCGGCAACCCCGACGAACCGATGCGCGACAGCGACCGCGCCAACATGCACCTGATCATGGCCGCGCCCGAGATGTTCGCCGCGCTGGATGCCGCCGAGACGATGCTGCGCTGCCTGCCGGACACCACCACCAACGCCAACGGCACGCGCCCGACGATGACGACCCGCGCCGCGCTGAGAATCGTCCGCGCCGCCATCGCCAAGGCGAGGGCCGCGTGATGATTGCGCTCAATATTCTCCACGACGACCGGAGCAATTTCATCGAATGCAATTCCTTGTTGGATCGGGCAACGTTTGAGCCGATCCCCGGCACGCTGGACGCGGACGCGCTTGAAGTGGTCGCAGAATACGACGCGGCAATTGCCGAGGTTGAGGGCAAGGACGCGGAGATTGCGCGGCTGCGGGTTGCGCTCCAGCGCATCACCGATAGCGCGAACGACCTGCTCAACGAGATGGCGAGCAATCCGGGCAAGCAGGGCAATTGGGGCGGGCTGGCCGCGCATGTCCAGATGGCCCGCATCGCGCTTGAGAGGGGGGAATGATGACCTTCCGCC